TCTTCCTCGAAGCCGAAGGCGACGAGGAAGAAGATCCAATGAGCGCCGATGAGCCAGCTGAAGATGAAGCTACAATGGACCTAGCAATGGGCGACGAAGAAGCTGGTGAAGAGCCAGCCGACGGTGCCGAAGGCAAAGCCGAAGACGCTCTAGCCAATGTCGAAGACGCACTTGCAGACCTTAAAGCTGCTTTTGCTGAAATCATGGGCGAACCTGCTGGCGAAGAAATGCCAGAAAAGCCAACCGAAGAAAGCTTTGACGCACTAGGCGAAAGCGCAGACTTAGTTGCAGTTCCTGCTCCAACACACGGTGACAACGGTCAGAACACAAAGAGCCCAGTAAGCTCTGGTTCCAAGATCAGTGCCAACGGTGCTAAGGCTGTTGACTTCACAGGCGAAGCTGACAAAGGCATGGCTAACCCAGGTGTTAAGACAGACGACATGGGCAATGTAAACAAGCCAGGTAACAAGAAGGCTCCTCAGCCAAAAGCTGTTAGCGTTCCAAAGACCACTGATGCAGCTAGCAACAAGACAAGTCCAGTAGCAAAGAACTAATATGGCATTACCATTAGTAGAAAGTCTAACCTACGATCAAGCTGGCCTAAAAACCCAGCTTATCGAGAATGCCAGTGGCGGCAAGGACCTCTACATGGAAGGTATTTTCATTCAGGGCGGCGTTAAGAATCAGAATCAGCGTGTTTACCCTGTAAGTGAAATTGCTAGAGCCTGTAATGTAATTGCTGAAAAAATTAAAAATGGTTACAGTGTACTCGGCGAAGCCGATCACCCAGATGACCTACAAGTTAACCTAGACCGTGTTAGTCACATGATTACTAATATGTACATGAACGAAAACAACGGTATTGGTAAATTAAAAATCCTACCTACACCAATGGGTAACATCGTTAAGACTCTGTTAGAGAGTGGTGTAAAACTTGGTGTTTCCAGTAGGGGTTCAGGTAATGTCAATGAATCTGGTGGCGTTACTGATTTTGAGATTGTCACGGTAGACATCGTGGCTCAACCTAGTGCTCCAAACGCATACCCAAAAGCAATCTACGAGCGTGTAATGATGGATCGTAGACGCGGCGCCTTAATGGATGTTGCCGGTGCTGTTAAGTATGATGACAGAGCGCAAAAATACCTCAAGGAAGAGGTTCTCAGGTTCATCAATAACCTAAAAAAATAAGGGGAAAAAAGATGAGCGGATTAAAAGAACTATTCGGCACTGGGGTTTTATCTGAGGAAGTTCAAACAACTCTACAAGAAGCTTGGGACGCCAAAGTTAAACAATTACACGAAGAAGTAGAATCAACTCTGCGTGAAGAGTTTAGCCAGCGTTACGAGCATGACAAAGGTCTAATTGTAGAAGCTGCTGATAAGATGATTTCCGAAGCTATTCGTAAAGAACTAGAAGAGTTTGCAGTTGACAAGCGCGAACTTGTAGAAGCCAAGGTTTCTTACAAGAAAAAAATGCGTGAACATGCAACTATGCTAAACAAGTTCGTTATGGAACAACTAGCTAAGGAAGTTCAAGAACTTAGACAAGACCGTACTGCTCAGAAGTCAAACTTTGAAAAGCTAGAAGAATTTGCACTTAAGAAACTAAGCTCTGAATTAAAAGAGCTAAAAGAAGACGAAGACAAATTAGTCAAAGCTCGTGTTGACCTAGTAACCGAAGGTCGCAAAGTTATTGCTGAAGCAAAAGCAAAGTTCATTAAAGAAGCTGCACAAAAGGCAGAATCTTTACTCACAGAAACTCTACGCAAAGAAATTACACAGCTACGCGAAGACATTCAAGTTAGCCGTGAAAACGCTTTTGGTCGCAAGATCATGGAAGCATTTGCAGCAGAGTTTATGGCCAGCGGATTTGCGGATGGTACGCAAGTTAAAAAGTTGGGTGACAAACTAGCAGCATTGGAAATTAAACTAACCGAAACAAATAAGTTAGTTGAAAATAAAAATGCTGAACTAGCACAAGCTCAAACTAAAATTCGCATTGCCGAAGATGCTGTAAAGCGTCAAGGCATTATGCAAGAGTTGGTAGCACCTCTCGGTAAAGAGAAGCGTGACATCATGGAAGACCTGTTAAAGACAACTAAGACAGAAAATCTTCGTGAAGCATACAACAAGTATCTACCAGCAGTTTTAAATGAAACAGCAGCGAAGCCAGCAGGCCGCGCTGTAATTTCCGAAAGCGCAACATCGCAGAAGACTGCGGTTACAGGCGACAAAACTTCTAGTGAGAACTCTGCCCCAGAAGCAGAAATTGTATCACTAAGAAAATTAGCCGGAATAGGAAAGTAATTAAAAGGAGACGATAATGTCTGAAAAACTTTTCGAGGCCCAAAATTGGACTGCAACTAAGGAAGTTCTACTAGAAGGGCTAAATGGCAACCGTAAGGCTGTCATGGAAACAATCTTAGAAAACACAAAGAAAAACATTATGGAAGCTGCTAGTGCAGGTGCTACACAAAGTGGTAATGTAGCTGTACTAAACAAGGTAATTCTTCCAGTTATCCGTCGTGTTATGCCAACAGTTATTGCTAACGAGATCGTTGGTGTTCAGCCTATGACTGGCCCTGTTGGTCAAATCCACACATTGCGTGTTCGTTACGCAGACACCGCTGCTGGTGTTACAGCTGGTAGCGAAGCTCTAAGCCCATTCAACATTGCTAAGGCTTACAGCGGTAACTTAAACGCTGGCGCACCTGCTGCTGATACAACAGCTAGCTTAGAAGGTGTTCCTGGTAAGAAACTAAGCATCCAGATTCTAAAGCAAACAGTTGAAGCTAAGACTCGTAAGATGTCTGCTCGCTGGACTTTCGAAGCTGCACAAGATGCACAAGCTATGCATGGTCTTGATGTTGAAGCAGAAATCATGGCTGCTCTAGCACAAGAAATCACAGCTGAAATTGACCAAGAGCTATTAAACAGCCTACGCAACCTAGCTGGTACAGCTACACACACCTTTGACCAAGGTGCTGGTGGTACAAGCTTCACAGGTACTCCAACATTCGTTGGTGACCAGCATGCTGCTTTAGCTATCATGATCAATGATGTTGCTAACAGAATCGCTCAGCGTACACGCCGTGGCGCTGGTAACTATGTTGTTGTTAGCCCAACAGCATTGACAATTCTACAGAGTGCTACAACTTCTGCTTTTGCTCGCACAACAGAAGGTACATTCGAAGCTCCAACAAACACCAAGTTCGCTGGTACACTAAACAGCAGCGTTAAGGTTTATGTTGATAGCTATGCTGACGCAACCACACCAATTCTAGTTGGTTACAAGGGTCCTAACGAAATGGACGCAGCAGCATTCTACTGCCCATACATCCCATTGATGAGCAGCGGTGTTGTTCTTGACCCAGCTACAATGGAACCAGTAGTTAGCTTCATGACTCGTTATGGTTATGTTGAGCTAACAAACACAGCAAGCTCTCTAGGTAACGCAGCTGACTACCTAGGCAAGATTGCTATGGGTACTGTTAAGTACGTTTAATTCTTTCGAGGATTATACTTTCGTACACAAAGGGCACTTCGGTGCCCTTTTTCATTTTTGATAAATATTACTATGGCAATAAATATCAACCACCCTACAAATACCATTGAAGGTTTAGATATTCTAAATCTTAATTCTGGTAACAGTTCTAATATTGAACTTACACCTGACAGTGGATTAGTAAATGTAAACGGCAGTATAAATGTTATAGGAAATTTTACTGTTCAGGGTACCACTACTACAATCAACTCGACTACATCTTCTTTGGTTGATCCTATTTTACTGTTAGGTACAGATGTTGACGGAAATCCTATCAATGTCAACGATGGTAAGGATCGAGGTGTTGCATTTTATTACAACGACGGTTACGGAAATAAAACAGGATTCTTTGGCTACGATCGTAGCTTAGGTAAGTTTCGATTAATTCCTGATGCAACAATTAGCAGTGAAGTTGTAAGTGGCGACGACGGTACACTAGCACTAAAACAAATAGACGTCGGCGATTTAAGTATCTCAGCTGATGCTATAACTTCTACAACTGGTAATATTGATGTATCTGGCAACACGATATCAAATTTAGGAACACCTAATGCAGCTACAGATGCAGCTACTAAAGATTATGTAGACAATGCTGCTAGTGCTATTAGCGTTTTAAATGTCTCTGGAGATTCAGCAAGTGGATCAGTTGATCTGGCTACAGGTACACTAACAGTCAATGGTACTACATATCAA